AGTGCGATTTTTTTATCGCCCCAACCTAAAACCGCCCCCTTGCGGATTACGACTATTAAGGCAATGAATATTAAAATGGCTATCAGGGCTATAACGCCCCAGCCGATAACCGGTATTTTGTCTAAGTTCTCCATAAAACAACCTCCAAAAACTTTTGCGGCATAAAAAAAAGGCTGTAATACTACTCATCAGGGCAAACCTCGCCCGTCTAAACCTTATAAGGACACAATTTCCCTTAAAAAGGTTTAAAGAATAATATTACAGCCTTCTTTTCAAAGCGCCGCTAAATAATCTATCCAAAAAGGATAATTTAAAAGAACATTGGGATTTTAAAATCCTAATTAACCTTATTATAACTAATAACCGATATTTATACAAGTTAGTTAAACAATTTTATTCAAATATTGATATAGGTGCTTTTCTAATATTGAATTATAGTGTATAATAATGTCAAGGAGTAAGATATGAAAATCTATGATGTTAGATCAATGCCCGAAGTCAAAGAGGCTTTAGATATGTATAAGGCGGTTCAAGATGCTTATCTTATTTACTTGCAAACTATGGGAATTCGACCTCAGCATAAGCAAATTACGGTAAGTTCTGCAAATATTTCTATGAACACCATTAAGGTCTCAACAGCAGAGGCATTACGTGTCTAGTTTTCCAATAACATATCAAGAAATATCCGATTCTTTTTCTGTTCCTCCTCTTAATCCTTTTACTCTTAGAGAACAAACTATAAAGGAAATAGAGAAAAAAATAGATGCTCCGCTAATATGTTATGCAACAAGCTCAAATATGCCTAATTCCTCAATAGAGGAAGATGATGTTACTGGATTTAACGATTTAATTTATAATATCACAGGAGAAAAATTAGGCGTGTTTCTTATAAGTAACGGAGGATCTCCTTCAGCTGCTGAACGTATTATAAAGTTGATTAGAGCAAAATTTAATACTGTTGATTTTTATATTGCCGGTAATGCTTACAGTGCTGCAACAATGATGTGTTTCTCAGGTGATAATATTATTATGCTTAATCAAGGCACTCTTGGTCCTATTGATCCGCAAATAAATGGCATTCCGGCTTATGCCATATTGAATTCCTTTAATGAACTTGAAGAAAAGTTAAAGAAAGATGGTGCTGCCAGTATTGCCGCCTATATGCCTTTAATCGCAAAATATGACCTTCCTTTACTTGAATTATGTAAAAATGCGCAAGACTTATCAAAAGAACTTGCTCAACAATATCTTGAAAATTATATGTTTAAAACTGAGAAAGGCGAGGAAAAAGAAAAAATAGATAGTATTGTCAAATTCTTTATTGATTATGCCATACATAAAACTCATGGCAGAAGTATTGATAGAGATACAGCCATAAAAAACGGTCTAAAAATAAAAAAAGCTGAAGATATTAAAGACCTTGCTGATTTATTACTAAGCCTGCACAATCAATATAAATTTTTCTTTGAAAAAAGCAGTTTTGTTAAATTATTTGAAAATTCACATGGAATTCACTGGGGAATATCAGCTCCACAATTACCTCTTCCAATAATTCCTTAAATATCTATATAAAGTCAATAAGCTATCACAAACTTTTATATATCTCTCTGATTCTATCCTTATAACCCTTTGTGCCGTCATGCGGATTTTCAATACCTCTTGCTTTATATTCTTCTTGGGCCTTTATTACAGCTTCATTCCATTCTTTTTCCTTGCCGTTTAATTGGACCGTTTGAGCATTGAGTTCTTCACTTCCCCAACGCTCCCAAAAGCCTCGACAATGAGGATGCAAGGCCCCTACTACCAAGGTATTACTTTTACTATCCGATGCTTTTCCCTCCCAAATAGCGACACTTGCAAAATCGTCTTTGATTTTATCATCTTCTAAAGGTTTATCAGACCATAGAGCTATAACTCCGTCCAGTTTCTTACATTTATCGCAAGCATTTACCATTTCATAACGCTTAAAATAAACTTTTTCACCTTGGGCCGCTGAATAAACCTCCTCTAAAACGCTTGCAAGGTTCGAGGTATTCACCGTTTCCGTATCGGCAATCCGTTTCCAACTCCTATTTAAAGAGCCGAATTTATTAAAAAGGTCTTGAGATACTTGCGCTTTAGACTTCCTTTCGGAAATTCCGTCAAGTAATACTTCTTTTATGCTGTTGCGTATATCGTCATTTACCCGCGTTATAAGCTGTGCTGCCTTATCTTCACATACCTGATAGCGGGCCTTTTCTTTTAGACTTAAAGGCTTGCCTAAAACCGTACTTAAGTTTTTGTATTCTTCCCGTATCCATTCAAAACTCTTCCCCTTGTATTTAAGATTATCCAGCGTATGACTTTTTAGCTGTTCGGTCGTTTGAAAGGAAGCTAACCGTTTTAAGAGTTTTGAAACAGCCACAGAATCAAGTGTCATTCTTTTAGCAGCATCCTTTGTATTGAGATTGAGAACCTCTTCAATAGCCTTAACAAGTCTATCAAAATCTTTTCTACGGATAGGATCCCCCGTTTCAGGATTATAGACAATAGTACCCTTGTATTTGAGCTTAAAATTACCGAACAATTTTTTTACCGCTTGAGCCAGCTTTGATATAAGCGATTTTTGCATTGTCTCAATTGATACCGCCGGAAGCTCTAAAACTTCCGTAAGGCTGATATAAAGCTCATCGAGTATATTGCTATAAAAAGAAGCCCAATAATCAGAAAGCTCCTGTTTTATAGGGTATAAGTGCTTTTCTCCTTTCTTTTCCAATTCTAAAACACCTATAGGAGTATTAAGCTGTTTTGCGGCCGCTTTTAACGCCTTAGTAAATTTGTCATACTTATTGGCTTTAGTGATATTTTGTATATCCAAAATAATATCGGGATATGACTTGTTTTTTTGTGTTGATTGTGGTAAAATAGTATTGGTTGTATGATAAGCCGCTGTATTTGCTTGAATACTTCGGAGCATACAGGTGTCCTGCCGAGAAAGGGATACAGAAAGCCCTGATTTTTTCAGGGCTTTTTTTATTACCGATATATATTTTTTTGCATCAGGCTTATATTTTGAAACAATTACACTGATTGTTTCTTCTTTTCCGTTTATTATTGCCCTGCCGACTACTTCGTAGTATACGAGTTTTTTATTCTCATCAACACGCACTATAGTACCAATCCCCTTATTTTTACCCTCCAGTATTTCTTTAGCAAATGGTAGAATTCTTACACGTTTCATTAGTTCTTTTATTGTTCGTACAATACCACCGCCTTTAATACCCAAGTGATTGAAACTGATACTATCAAATCCAATTTTTGTATAATTTAATGCCGGACACTTACGCTTTTCAGGATTACGCTGCCAATCCTTTTTCCAATCAGAGATAAATTGCTTTGCTATTTGTCTTGCATTTTTTTCATTAACCCTAAGAGGCTCAGATGTACATAATTCAACCTTAGTCCGTGCATTTTTCAAGTCATCTTCATACATATAGTACCACTTTCCATTCTTGAATTCCTTTTTAAGGTACTTATGCAGTTTTGCCTTTTCCATCATAACACCGTTTAATTCAAGCGGTATATCGAGCATATAGGCAAGTACAAGAGCCGACGCTGTGAGTTTTTCTTTTTTGTTTTCTTCAGTTATGTTTGTAATTTCAAGTTCCATAGTTCACACCTTATTCTCATAAAATTGTATATCGGGGTATTGCCATAGTAAGAGCTTCTTTTTAAGCTTATATTCCTTTGTTAAAAAGCCTTTAACATCTTCATAAACTCTTTTACCGTTTTCTGTATATCCAAAGTCGGCGTAATAATATACGGCCCTGCCGCCTTTTTCCGTTTTAGGAATAAGCAGTAATTTCGGCTGCAATTCCAAATCAGATATTATACCGGCCTTTTCTAATCCTTTTAATTCACGGTATCGGTTCATTTCCGCCATACTATGAAATGTTATACCGTCTGCTGTTCGTCTATCTTTGCTTGCTACTTTGTACGTGTTGTTTTTTGGTGTAACTGCTAATTCATCATACCATCTAACATCACAATCATAACCTCTAGGTTTTTTAGCTATTTTCTTTTCTTTCATTATCGTTCCTCTCTATTGATTTATCATACATCCAATCAGCACAGGCTTTGTCATTATTCTTCACTGTATAAAATAAGTCTTGCATTATACAAAAACCTTCACTTACGCTTCTATCACGATGAAAATCTGATAAGTTTCCGCACTCATCTTCATCGGTCATATAACATGCACAGTTCCCGCAACATTTATTTTTCATTTTACAACCCCACCCAATAATACCTATCTTCAATGTGCATATCGTATGCTATAGGCTCATCTATGGCAACCATTAAAGCCTGTTGCATACTATAATGACTGATTTTAAGTGTTTTTCTAATTTCATCGCCGGTAAGTCCTGCAGGATGAGCCTTTAAAAGATTTACAATCCTCTTTGCATTTTCATTTGTTATATCTTTACTCTTTCTGCCTCTAGGTAAGTTCTTTTTCATATTAAACCCCCTTATGCCGATTGAGCTTGTTTGTATCTGCTTATAAAAAACCGCTTACCTTCAACGGTAATAAATGTCTGTGTGCCGGTTTTTTCTCCCTGCTTCCATTCTTTAACCTCAAAATATCCCTTTTGGAGGTATTCGGAATAAGGGCATAGTTGATTGTGTTTATCCCTATATAAAAACCCGTCAAGCTGTAACATTTTGATAAATTGCCTTTCCGGTATTTTTAGCTCTTTTGCAGTATTGCGGATATTGGTAGAGTTACCTCGATTTATAAGGGTGTCAAAGTATTCTACCTTCGGTTTCTGCTGCTCATTTTCAATTTTGAGCCGTTCATTTTGTTCTGTAAGTTCTGCAATTCGTCTGTTTTTGTAAGCATCAAGCTGTTTCTGCAATATGAACATTTCCAAATCATTAGATATTGTTAATGTTGTAAATCCATTTTGAGCTACTTTTGAATGATTTTGTAACTCAATTTTAATTGCAGTTGCTTGAGTTTCGTTGAAAGTCATTGTGTGGCTTTTCCCTTTTCGTTCGACATTCATGCCGAGCGAAATAACAGCTCTTTGAATTGTTTTAATATCAACCCCTAGCATATCCGCTAATTCCTTTGTTGTTATCTTTGTTTCAATCATAATTTACTCCTTTTTTTAAATTCCTCATTACCCATTAAACATTAGAATCGCCTATATCACAATTTTTACGGCCTGATTTATCGATTTTGAAAGAGAATCCCATTCAGATTTTCCGCCTGTATTTTTCTCTTTATTCTTGCCGACATCAAGTTTATCGTCATCTTTATCTTCCTGTTCTTGACCTGCTTCAATATCCTTTTCTTCATCCTGATTTTCATCAAAGGCATTATCATCAGCTCCTTCATCCTCATCTACCATACCGCTGCTTGCTCCCTCGCTTTGGAAAATTTGTACAACCTGCTGATTAAGCGGTACACTCGACCATTTTTCATTAAACGGCTTTAAACCCTTTTCACTCCTTTTTTCATCTATCGTTTTATAGGTTTCTATTTCGTTTTTATCGATATCTAGGGTAAGACGGGGGTCGCTTCGCTCATAGCCGACAAATTCAAATAAATAATCAGGATTTTTATATGATAGAATACGGTTAAAATGCTTTTGTAAAAAGCTCAGCATATCACCTAGTACAAGACTTTTACTTGATTCTATTTTAGGAGTAGAATCGCTTCCTATAAGCGGGGCCGATTTTTGCGAGTGCAGTCCTAAATCTTCCATGCTGAACCCAAAAAGACCGACAATACCTGAAAGCTGTAAATCATACCATGCTTGGAATTCCATTTCCTTATTTGTTCCTTGCAAGTTTACCCACTCAAAACGCCTACCGTCTCCGCCTGAATTTTTACCCGCAGGAATAATAGGAACCCTCCATTGAGAACTTGGAGGCCCCGACATAAGATTAACAATGTAATCTTCAATGTCTTCTACCTCGTCTGTGTCGGCATCTCCATTAAGCAATAGAATACCACGGGGCAGCCTATTCTCGATAAAAAAGCCTGCATTAAACATAAATGTATTGATAGAAGATGTGATGAGGTCTATAGCCTGCTCAACGACCGAATAACCGTAACCGGCTCGCTCTAAGTCCGTCCGTGGATTCATACAATCAAAAATAAAATCTTCCCGTCCATAATAAGCATAGGGAATATTATTAACTACCTGTACATACTTAATGCCTGTTTGTTCTTCACTATAGGGTAGAGCGACTTCAATCGTTGCCGGATCAACCGCCCAAAAGGCACACAATTCTCCGTTTCTTTTATACTGTAATTCTGACGAAAGCTGATCCAACTGACAAATATCTCTTACAATTTTTGAAACATATTTATCTAAGTCGTCTTCACGTGAATCGTCTTCAATATCTCCGGTATTGAGGATAAAATTTTCTAAACTCTCAGCAGTCTTTACTTCTGCAGCCGTCATCCCGTTTTTACGCTTGATTGAATCTTTCGCAACAATCCTAAATCCCCGCTTGTTTTCTTCGGTTGAAGGCTTTAAAAAAGGGCGTATCTTTTTTATCAGATTACTTATACAAAGATTAAGCACCCAAGCTTTTTCGGAAACACGGCGTAAAATCCTATAGGAGATTAACTTTCCGTAATAGGGAGAAATAGTATGCACAGCTCCCCATGCGTGGGTATCTAAAAGAAGCGGGTTATAAAAAAGAGACTGTAAACCATTTTGCCTACTCATAGACTCATAGCTATTTCTGTAAGCGGTCGCAAAATTATTATGCTTCATTGTTTGCGCTCTCTTTCTTATCATCTTTTCAATATTGATATCCTCTTCCTTAATTTGAGTATTCCGCCCTTGTGCAGGAACTAGAGCTTTTGTCATATTGTTTTGCTCAAAATCAAATACACCTTGCAGCCGAGTCCCTTTCAAGACATCCTCTACAGTTACTGTATTAAGTCTATTTTTAGCTATCTTTCCCATATAAGCCTCCATGATATTTATCCGAGGTAAAAACACCTCATTAAGTTTATTTAAAGTTTTTTGTAATTCATTATTTGTGCTTGACTTTTCTGATGATTGTGATATAATAATATTGTCAGAATCGCCTGAAGAATGTGCAGAGGGGTACTGTTTAGTATGCGGAGTCCGCACCTCCAACGATTCATCTTCTAATCTTGGGTGTTCAGCCTCTGTAAATGCCTTGTAAAAAAATCCTGCTTTCACGAACGCCCCCCTTGCTTTTTATCCCAATCTCGCATAAGTTGAGCGTAAGTTTTGCCTTTTTTTCTTACAGCAGGTTCATCGCCTTTATTAACATGTTCGATTATTCCTTTTTTTGCGGCTTCTTTTTTCTTTTTTAATTGTTGATAAAAGCCCTCTTTTTCGGTACGCTTTCCCGTTAAGGCATAATTTGCTAAGGCCCAAGCCCAAAAACTATCGGCATGACCTTCTTCATCTCTGGAAGAATCATAGCGGAATGAACCGCCCGATGTAGGCTCCCGTTTTATCGAGTGGATTTGCCTATGAAATTTTGAATCATTTTGTAAGAGAAACTCTCTTTTTTCTAATCCGTCCCGTACACCGATTGCCAATTCTTCTTTTGAAGCCGAATTAAAAAGTATACCCTCTATTCTTGCCGTACCGAATTCGTTTTGCAGTGTTTCGGTCGTATCTTCTCCCTGTCCTGTCCTATCTACGCAAACACGGACTACAGGTAATTGCCGTAAAATTTTACGGAGTTGTTCCCGTTGATATTCAAAGCTCTTGCTCCGCATTTCAATTTCAGCAACGGAAGCCTTTTTACCGTTATCCAATACCCCTATTACAAAAATTACAGCAGCATCACGCTTTCGGGCAACATCATAACCTGCAAAAAGGCGGCCGTGTTTTTGCGGATTGTATCCAAGTAAGAGAGAATCGGTATCTCGAAACACTTTTATTTCTATGTCTTCCTCTTCCTCAACATCCTTATCATTTTCTATATCGCCGCCTATCAAAGCTGTCTTTCTATCTTCTTCCCTCATTCCGGGAGTATTGGCATATATTAAATCAAGAGTAATAAAACTCATTGCAGAATCTACAAAGGTACATTCAAATTCCTGCTGAAAATCTTCCAATAGCATAGAATCAAAAAGATTTAAAATAATTTCTTCTCCGTACTTTTTAACTCGCTCCTCGGTTGTCATCTCGGGAGCTTTAATAACTGCTTCAGCCACATTCTTGCAAATGGCACCGGTAAACCACCACGGAATAGTATAGCGATTGAATGTTTTGTACTTATCTTTTTTTGTAAAGATATCGTAAAACATACCGATTTTGCCTAGCGGGGTGCTGCCGATTTCAACACAACCGCCCCTAGCTGTTACCGGCAATCCTGCCGTATAGATAGTACGGGCTTTATTTTCAGGATAGATACCCATTTCATCAAAGACTATATCTCCGCCCCTTCCACGCGGGGGCCTACAAGCAATAGATATAAGGCGGCTTACTGTTTTACCGCCGTAATCTAAAAATTCCATAGATGTTTTGGTCGCTGAAATACATTTTTTGCGCACTTTTTTAGGCAGTGATTCATAAAACTCTTTTACATAGTTGATTTTTTCTTTTGCGTCATCTTCGTTATAGCTTACGAACTGTCTAACATACTTAATACGCCCCTTATCCATAGCTTTAACCAAGCCTTTCATAGCGGTAATAAATGAAAAACCCGTCCGCCTCGATTTTAAAATAATCGCCTGCCGTTTTGTGTCCATCAAAAAATCTTCCTGCCAAAAATCTAAATCCAAAGATTTTTGATCTACTTTGATAAAGGCATCGGCATAGTTGAGGCGTTCTTCTTTTGTAAAAAGCTCAGGGCGTTTTTTCATTTGTTTCCACAATCTCCCTGAAAAAAGCCCTAAAATATCGGCTAATATCGGCCTGAAAAGCTATAACAAGTCTAAAAATGTATGTTTTATTATACAGTGCCATAATTACAGTTCCTCCGAACCTTCGCTTGCAGTATCAAGAAAATCAACATTTTTCCTAATTGCATCCTTTTTCTTGCGGGTAGTTGTTGCCCTTACCCTTAACCCTTCTTTTAAAACTTCAGCAGTAAATTCAATATTGTCTTCTTCGCTCTCTTCTTCTCCTCCGGTTATTGCTTTGTGTATGGCAAGAATATCGTTCATAGCCTTATCCCTATTGGCAAATACATAAGCCCTTTTACCTTTATTTCCTTTGTAGTCTATACCGTCAATCGCCATACGCTGATTAAGTGTTAAATCGTTTAAGTCTTTTAATTCTTCCGTTTCTTTTGAATAAGCTTCTCCTAACTCTGTGTAAAAAGTACGTTCTTTTTTTTCTACATAATCGCCGATGTCGTAATGCGCTCTTATTTTTTTTAGCTCAAGTATTTTGCGGAATTCTTCTTCAAGGTTTATCCTAAGGGTAGAGTCAAGAACATGTTTAATTGCTTTTGTAACCGTTTCTTTAGTCCGAAGTCGGTAACCTTCACGGGTGTAGTCCTTGTAGCCGGCTTTTTGGGCCGCTCTCGACTGAACCTGAAAGGCATCTGTACCGGGATAGGTATACCAAAACACAAACCTCTTTTCTTTTTCGGTGAGCTTTACATCTCCTATATCGAGACTGTCGGTATCAAGAACGCCCGATAAATCTTGAGCTTCCTTTTCTTTTTTTGAAGCCCGTTTTTTGGGAGGGGATTTTTGAGTATTTTCTAAGGAGTCTTGTGTCTTCTTCACTCTTTATTAGCCTCCTCATTGCCGGTTGAGTCTTTTTTGCAAGAATGGATTTCATAACCTTTAACAATCCGCCCTCGATCCGTTACAAGGAATTTTTCTTCGGCATTGACTTTTATTATGTTGTCTTTTGAGACGATATATTTTACGGGGGCTTTACAGTCAAGGCAGTATGTCATTTAAGATCCCCCGTTATCAAAAAAGGTTTTGTTTGGCTTTGAATGATTTCTTCTTTTGTGTGGCGGGATATTTTTTTTGCAAATTCAAGGTGTCCGTTTTGAAAATAAAAACGTACTTCACCATAGAATTTTTGTTCACAGAGAGAGTCTAAAAATGAGTGGATTTCTTGTTCACATTTATTTTTTTTATTTTGCCCCTGCTTTAATGCTCTTATCATATTACCGCTCCTTGAAGTTAATCAACCGACCGATAATCAAAAGAACTAATGCTAGGGGGTTCTTTTAGATTAAAAGTTTTTGAGAAAATTATTTACTGTAGTCATAATATCATAAATTCGATATTTTTGCAAGATAGTAATTATACAATTACTTTAAATTACCGCTTTACCCCGCCGAGTTTATCTGCCCACTTTTCGGGGTAATGCTCATAGTAGGTTTCTGCCCGTTTGCTGTCTTTTCGAGCCTTCAGATTACCATAGGCGGAAGGGATTCCTACAGCTAATAGGTATAAAGGCCCAAGCCTGCGGGATTGACGAGTATGTCCGCACTCATGACGTACCGTTTTTTCAAGTTCCGCATCATCATAGTATTCTTTATGTAAACAGATATACCGCCCCAGTGAAAATCCCGATAAATAGTTATATAAAAAACCTTCTTTTTCTTCACCAATCCGCACGGATGTATAAAATTCAGCACTTATCAGCCATTCATTATAAGAATCTCTCCAAAGAGTTCTTGAAATGATAAAACCTAATAGTGTTTGCGGAAAACACCATATCCAATCAAGTAAAAAGAATAAAATTGTCTTAATTTGTTTTTTGTTCATCGTAATTTACTCCTTTTAAATTCAATAACCCATACATCAGGATTAACATCCCAATTATAGCCTGTCTTTTTGTTTAATCTATCCCACAATTTTTTAAAAGCTGTAAGAAAACCGAAAGGATATGTTTTTTCAACACCTTCTTTTTGAGCCCCGTCTTCGGTTATATCTTGTAGTTTCCCTTTCCTCACTTGCATAACCTCTAAAAAGATACGGGCGGCAGCTTTTGGCATGTGTATTGACGGTTTCCAATAAAAACCGAAATCTCCGGATTGCATATCTTTATACATAGGATCAGCTTTATAAAGATAAGTACCATCCTGAGTTTTTGCCCATGTTTCACGCACATACAATATATCTCCTATTCTATACGGAGCCTTGCCGCTCTTAGTAATTCTGCGTGTTTCTGTTTTTCTCCCTTCAACAATAGCTCTTACCATTTCAGTAGAAAATAAAATAGGTTTTTCTTTTTTAGCTTTAATAGTTTTCATTTTTCATTAACCTTTTTTTACCTTTTAAAATAATCCATGCAGTAGCAATCCGTGTCTTTAAATTTTGCCGACAAAGTAAATCGATACTTGCTCCTATAACTTCTTTACTGTTATTTTTCATGTAATCCAGTACAATTTTTCCGGCTTCTTTTTTTGCCTGCCGTCTTAAGCCTTTTGTGTTTTTTTCACTCATTAGTATATCTCCTATTATTTTGTTTACTAAAACGGTATTGCGTCCATATCATCTTCATTTTCCGAATATTCTTTATTTTCAGACAGATTATTTACATTTCCGCCTAAGAGTTGAATACTTTGAGCTTCTATCGAAATTCGGCTATGCGATTTACCGTCTTTAAGCCAGCGGCTTTGTTTAAGACACCCTTCAATAGCAATCTGTTTACCTTTTTTGAGGTGCTTACTTAGATTCTCAGCAGCCCCGCCCCAAAGGTTAACATCAAAAAAGCTTGCCTCATTCTCCCATTCATTACCTTTCTTAATGCTTCTATTTACGGCAATGCTAAAATTTGAGACAGGGGTTCCTGCCGAAGTATATTTTAAATCGGCATCACAGGTAAGTCTCCCAATTAACATAACTTTGTTTAAGTCATTCATTTTTTTATCTCCTCATCTTTTATATTTATTGGATTATCTTTAATCCATTTTTTGACATCTTTAATCCCTGTAAAATAATTGCAACAAGATATTATCCTTTTTAAGTCGTGCATAGCTTCTTTTTTCATCTCATCATTGCTATTTGAATTTGAAAAAATTGCTATGACTTTTTTATTATACCCGAGCACTGCCTCTTCAGAAGCAAGGCATATACAATCATCGCCTATGCTTTCTATATCTGCAATTACGCCTACAAGTTTTTTATCATAAGTCCATTTCATAATCTTCTTATAATTTACCTCCATATTTTTCAAACCAAAAAACAACTTCATTTTCTGTTTCTTTAACCAGTCTAAAATCTTTTGCCAGCTTATAGTTAAAGTTCCTTTTATTTAGAGTTTCTATCTGTCTTTTAATTTCTTCCCTAAATTTTTGAACAGATGCTGTTCCTTTTCTCAAATTGCACCTTATACAAGCAGGCACAAGATTATCTTTCACATCTTCTCCCGCTCTATCAGGCTTTTCATCCCAGCCTCTAAATATAGGTTTTATGTGGTCAATATGAAACTTATCCCCTAGTTCTTCTCCGCAATAAGCACATTTGCCACCAAACATAGCTCGGATTTCTTCCCGTTCTTTTTTATTGATTCTCATAGTTATTATATTCCTCAATTTTTAAGGGTTCCACATTATTAAGTCCTTTAAATTCTTTAAGTTTATTTAAACCCGTTTCTATTATCTTAGTTTCTACAAAAGCATTTACTTCTGTTTTAGCTTCTACAACCATCTTCCCAAGAGTATCTTGGAATTGTTCTTGAATAAACTTTAAGTTAGAAGTTGTATTTGTCTTATAAATTTCAACCTGCTTTAACAATTCTTGAAGTTGTTTTTTCCCGACAGGTTTTCCTTCTTTTAAGAATTCTTGAAGAACGGTTTCAATATTTTTTAAATTATTTTCAAACTGCTCAAAACCATTTTGAACTTCGTCTTCAAAATGTTGTATTTGAGTGTCGTTTGGTACTTCGGGAAGTCTTTTTCCTTCTGCATATTTCAAAGTACACGGAACTCCATCTGTATTTCCTGCGGTTAAAAACTCTGCCCATTGTAAAGGAGACATCTCTATCTCGATTATTTTTTTATCAGAAAAAATATAAGTATTTGATAAGTTACGCTCCTGAACTGCCGTGTTAATTCTTAAACAGATTGTAGTTAAAGGTTTAATATCCGTTCCAAACAATCTATGACCTCGAGAGGAATTACAACGAGACCAAGCAATTTTTCCCATATAAGGTTCTCGTTTTTGATTATTTGTTGTTTTCATTTTTTTTCTCCTTATAAAAAATGTTTTTGTTTGTACTTGTAATATATTACAGTTTTTGGAAAGGGGGTCTACAAATTTCTTTTTCTAAATCTATAAAAAGTAATAAACCTAAAAAACCACTTTAAATAAATACTTATTCCTTTGTTGACAGAATAATAATTACTACCATCTTCATCGCAAACTTCTGCTAAACATTTAGGGCAATATGTATTATATTCAGAACCACAATCATAACCATAAGAAAC